CACATAGAAGAAAGAGGTGGTTCTGCTTTGGGGTCTTGGCCGACTCCAAGGGTATCGGACACAGAGGGGGGCTTGGTTCAGAACGTGGAGATGGAGAACGGATCGTTCAGCAGGAAGAACAAGGACGGAGTGAGGTGGGGAGTGAAGCTGCGAGACGCAACAGAGACTTGGCCGACTCCACAAGCGAGAGACTACAAGGACACAATGAACAGCCGACCCAATCAACAGGAACATTTAATGGATACAATCAGGGAGAACTGGATGACTCCCAACACGATGGATGTGCTAGATCCCAAGAGCCAAGAGGCACTGGATCACGAGCACACCCACAGACAGGGGAGATCCAACCCCAACAATCTACGGGATCAGGTGTCGGTGCAACAGGGTCAAACGAACTGGCCGACTCCAATGGCATCAGATATGAACTGGAGAAGACCAACAGAGACTTGGCAGGGCGAGAGCGATCTTCCCTCAGTAACATATACGTGGGCTACCCAAGAGGCATCCCATCCTGGCCCCCAGGACCAAGCCAATCAGACGAGTGGGGAAGAATCCTTACAGAGCGACCAGACCTTGCCCCAGCACTTACAAAGAAGGCTGAATCCCAGTTTCGTGGAATGGTTGATGGGCGTACCCATAGGGTGGACGAGCTTAAAGCCCTTGGAAACGGAGTCGTACCTGCGGTGGTGGCACTGTTTCTCAGGAGATTACTAGGATGAAGAGACTGACACCACAAGAACAACTAGCCCGGTCTATGTCTGAAGCGGATCTGCAACAGAACGTCATCTCTCTTGCCAGGGCACAAGGATGGCTCGTGGCACACTTCAGACCGGGCATGACCAAGCGAGGCAACTGGGTCACTGCCGTCCAGTACGATGCAGCCGGGTTCCCGGATCTGGTATTAGTTAAGGATAGAGTAATATATGTTGAACTCAAAGCCGAACTCGGCAAACTAACTGATGTACAGGAAGTGTGGATGTCGGCACTCAACCACGCCGGTGAGGATACATTTGTGTGGAGACCATCGCATTGGATGAATGGAACAATCGAGAGGGTGTTGGCCGCTATAGAAATAGAGGAGATAGGATAATGCCTATAATAAAAGGCGATTCGGATTACACACACGCACTGGCAGTGCTGATGAACCGGGAGAAGTATAACGAACTGGACATGCTTAGAGCTGCATACTTAATCATCAATCGTATAACTTACCCAAAGACCGGGGAAAAGGAACGATCCATACTGCCGGTCTCCAACAGGACCCAACTGATGGCAGTAGTCGCTATACTGGACGAGTTCCTGGACTGGGTTAAACTAGGAGAAACGGCTTCCGACCTCAACCACGCAGCAATCCGCCAAAAGAATGCCAGGTAGTGTATACTGATAGCGAGAGGTGCGATGAAAAGTCTCTAGGGTGAGGACAATACTTCACATTGGTATTGCCTGATATCAGTGGCTGACCCGGCGTTTTGTAGTCGTGGTATAAATGTTAGAGACTTTCTAAATATACCAGAAACAGGCTACCTCTCTCCGACCCCTAGGCATATGCCCAGTCCGTAGACTGGGCATTGCCATGTTTGTGGGGGGATATGTATCGAGCCTCAACCCTGGTCCCGTTCAGAATCGACACTCTAACACCACCCCCACAGGGACACCACAATATTATCGTTGCCCTTGATGGGAAACGCAATACAAAGAACCATGAGCCTTCTTGTTCGGACACCTTGAGGCGTCAGGTCTGCGAACAGCGCATCTCTTGGGATGTTTCTTCATACCGCTACTCGCTTTTGCGTCAGATGTATATGCTTGTCCAGTGGGCGGAGACTAGCAACAGAGTTATGGTAGTCACGAAACGACTCAACAAGAACCTCATCGACCAATTCTGGGTTGGGCTGGAGATCGTATTTAGGAACAAACATATCATAAGTAGGATCTATGTCTTCTTCCTTGAGCCAATCACGCACTATTGCTTGGAATGTTTTTGGGTAATGGTCGATATGGCAATTATCCCACCCTAACGACTCTCCTGACAGTGAGCATTTGACATCATTAAAACCTCCGATACCCATGCCAAAGAGTTTCTGTTTATATGAATGCATGTCTCGCTGAATGATCGCTCGTAATGTCTTTTCCAGTTCTTGCTGCACCCCCTTAGTCTTACCTACAATACATTTGTTAAAAGAAAAATCGTCAGCAGTACCATCAATGCGATCAAGATAAAAGCAATGAGTGCGATGTTTGGAACGACCTCGCCAAAATCCATACACACCAACGCCAATCTTACGAGTAGCGTCAGGATGTCTGGCAAGTAAAGCCCTCAGGAACTTATCATCCTCACCAACAACAACGTCACCATCACTATACGAATACAATACAGACCTACATTTATCCTCAAGGTCTTCATGAGTGCGGTATGTTACGCCCAATATAATAATTGGGGGTTTCTTAGGCATAGCTTCTCCCTATCTAAATGGCTCATATTTCAACGTACAGCGATGTTAAGGAGTCGGTGAGTCTTGTGGGTCAGGTGGACTCGGAACATAGTCCTCTGTCAACACGACATAAAGACCTATGCCGGCTAAAACAATGGCTGCACTACCGACAACAAACGCTATCGCTTTAAGCATTGGGTTTTTTCGGAGATCTCTTTGAGTATGCGGCAACCTCGTCCGAGCTTGGACCCCGCAGTATTCCGAACTTGGAACCTATCTGCGCCCATTCCCCTGGGGTAACCTTACCATCGGCTAATGCAAGCCTGGCAAAGTTAAGAGCTTCAGACCTTTCTTCTGGTGTATCGAGCTGAGAGACAACTCTTAGCCCAACAGCGATGAGGCTCTGATACTCCTTGGGTAACAATCCAACCAAAAACTTAAACATATCCTTCTCCTTTTCCTATTCCTTTATTCTAACTAGGCGGACTTATCAGTACCTCAATATTCTGATCCGCTGTCAGGGTTTGATAAACTACACTTTGTGCAATAGTCCAATCTTTAAGAGCCAGCCCATCCCCATTTCCAAATTCTGAAAGGTTGATGGTGATGGTCCCGGCTTTGATCCGAGACAGTAAGCATGGGTTTTTAGCCCAGATATTAACCATGCGGATCTCATCAATGCGTCCATCAATATTTGATGTGGCACTAGAAATTACAACTTGGTCATAGGTGGAATTCGAGACGACCATCTCGTTAGCCCGGACTCCTCCACTTATGCCCCTAGCCCTTGGCGTTCCGGCAGTCATCGCATGTGATATGCCGTCGGCTGCATTCTTGGTAAGTATAAGGTGGTTAACTTCTATATGCTCCATAATAAGTTTAGAGCAACGCCACTTGTCTATGTATAAGTCTCCGACTTCCAGGTACGTCTCGGCAAAGACCGGATCTGAAGTAGCTGGCAAACCCCCTAGTATGAGTGCATTGGTTTGATTAGTCGGGAGTGCAGATCCGGCGTATGTGTTTATGCTTATGGAGTCCAGCTCAAGCAACCCCACAGGTGTTGTTCCAAGGTCTACTCTAAGGGTCTGCATGGATTCATTCCACTCGATTGGATTATCGCTTGGAGCTGCATACACGCCACTATCCCCACGGCTGAAGCTAGGCGGTTCCATAACCTCTGCTACGATGGCTCCACCACCAACGGCCGTGCCTCCTATGATTAGCGATACGGCCATATTGGGAGACACCCCGGCCTTAGTTAGTGCCAGGTATGGCAGACGCAGCGTTGTAAAAACGGCCCTCCATTTCTGGCTCTCGCTCTGGAGCATCTCCACGGTGGCTAAGAATTTGTCACGCCATAGCTTAACCTTGTTGTAGCTACGTAGCGGAGATGCACATAGATCCCACCAGGCAAAGACCAACGATGTAAGAATACCTAAACTAAAATTATTCATAACCTTACTCCTGCTCTAAAACCTTGAGCGAAACTCCTCCAAGAAACCCAAAGACGCTACCAATAACGGCTGTTACGACCTCAGTAGCACCCATCTCCATGCCAATCCACATACCTACAATGCCAAAGACAGTACCACATACTATACTCGCCATAATTTGTGGTCTAATTCTCATTTCCTAATCGCCTTTGCTGTATTGATAATATCCCAGAATTCGGTCATCAAAGCAGAGCGTTCCTTAGCAGTTACCTTTCCATCGGCGGTTGCCTTAACAGCACCCTTAACGCGATATATATTTTGGGTCAGAGATATTTCCTGCTGCTGATATGTCTGTATTTTCTCTCTAATGATTTGCTCTATTTTTTCCCCGTTCATGCTACATCCTTAACTCTCGTCTATCGCCCATGACACTGTATCATTGTCGGTTCCTGTTATGGCTATTGTTGCAGCAAGACCCCCACTTGCCTGAGTAAACGCCCACGTTGTATCTTGCCCCGCACTTAATGCAACATTAGTTGACCTGCCAACATCACTAATCCGAACATTGGTTGTACCTGCATTACCAGAAGCAGCCGTGAAAGCAATAGACTTTGCCCTGCCGTCTGCATTATATGTATCTATAATTGCTCCAACTGCCATTGTGCCTGTTCCTACTATCATGTCATGCTCCTGTAATTGACATTCATATTTTATGAGTAAACGTCTGAAAACTGTCTTATCGCATTCTGTACAGATGTAGTACTGCCCGACCACGTCCACCCCATTGCCTGAGAAGAGCCAGTAGCAGTAATGTAGTGTCCCCCTGAGTCTGAGGCTGGTGCTCCTCCAATATCTGATCCTTCAGCTTTAGATTCGCTCGTTGGACTACCTTCCCATACCATCCAGTCCATAACGATTACGCCCGCCTGTGTATCTACAGTGTAACTTTGAGATGTACCAGCACCCCATTGTGCGGTGAATCCACCTCCAGGCGCAACTGGCTTACATCCAGACAATGAAATACCCCTGAGTGACGTAGGGCTATCTGTAGTGCCAGTGAAACTTGCAACAATGTTATTAGTGCCAGTGCTTGGTGCAATGATATACCAAACTGAATTACGCACTGTGGCTCTATAATTAGTCATCGCTCTAGTCATGGCTTGACCATCGTATGTGACACCAGAGGGATTATCAACTGGATCACCAAGGCTTGCTCCAGAGTCTTCTTGACATATACCTACAAGAAGTAACCGCCCAACACCTGTTCCAGCATCAAGTGCCAGGGTGTGTGAAGTTCCGCCAGTACCAGCCGTCAAAACACTAGTTGCAACCACAGCAGGCGGGCCGTATACTACGCCCGAAAATTCTGCACCATTTATCTTTTCAATATCGTCATCATCCTTACCGTTTATCTTTTCGATATCGGCAAGAGCAATATTATTTAATTTTTCAACTTCATTAGCCATTATGCGTGTTCAATTATATCTAGACTTGGATTAATGAACGCACTACGCGCACCAATTGCTACTCCGATAACTTGGATAAGGTCACCATCATCACTAGGTATAGTAGTAGTGAGAGTACCTGGAGTTTCGGGAGCATACAGGTCAACTCCAACAGTCATATTACCTCCGAACCCACCATCATCCCTATAGACACCATGAGTAAGTACACGAACTGAACTTCCCGCAGAACCCTGCGCTTCAATAGCTATCCCTATTACTGGCATCTTGGCAGCATCATTAGCGTCTGCCCTTCCAACTCTGCCTGTCGTTGTACTGACATATACAGCATCAAACTGGGTAATGGCTTCGACTGCAAGAAATTCTATAACAATTCCTTGAACAGTATTATCAGTGGTCGGAGTTCCAGCTGCTGATTCAAACTCAACAAACTTACTGTCAGCAACTGCTACATCACCAGCAAACGAACTAGCACCAAACGCATTAGCCGCAGCAGTAGATGTAATCCCTGCCGCTGAGGTAATACCACCACCATCGGCTATAGTAATGGCATCATCACCATCGGTATAGCTGATCTTGGTGGTCATCACTTCCCCAGGAACCTTCACACCAAGAGCACCGTCTAGTATCCTAAAGCCCTCGTCATCATTGTTATCGGTGAATATAAGGTCTTTTGCATTGGTAACCAGTTTTATGGTCACGTCTCCTGAGTTGCCCTCAGTAAAGCGTAACACTTCTGTGCCACCATCCTCAAAGGTGAGGATTCCGCTCGCTGAATCAAGCTCTATTTGCGCACCAGAATCAACAATGATAGGGTTGGCGGCTATAGTTAATCCAGTAGTGCCATCGTGTGTTAGAGTGGCATCGCTGCCAGCCCCCATGTTGAACACTGCACTATCAGTCAGTAGGAAAACGTCATCTCCAAACACCGCATCTTTAACTACAGATAATCCACCGTCTGTTTGCAGAGATCCGTCTGTTGTAGACGTTGCTTCAGTTGCGTCATCCGTCTTAACAATGCCGGATGCAACAATGGTACTGGTTGTTAGGGCTGCCGTTGCTACTGTACCGCCTGCTGCCGTTAGTGTGTTCGCTGAGTGGGTGAGTGTCATGTCTCCATTATTGAAGTTGATGACACCGCCACTAGCTACAAACAGATCAGACCACATCAGGGACGTAGTGCCTAGTGCAACCCCGTCACTAGTTACTGGCGATAGAGCATTTTCTACTAACTCCACCTCGTTAGCATTATTAACTCTAAGAATAATCTTGTTATCAGTAGTGGCAAAGTCAATTAAATTCTGACTATCTCTACCCATCTTCAAGCTAGTGTTGTATATAGATGAGATAGCAGTTATGTCACCTGATGCACCTAGCGAGTCAGCATAAGCCTTAACAGATTGCTGTGTTGGAACCAGAGTAGCTGAGTCTGTACTCATATCATCTTCATCAACAAACGCTGTTATAGTTATTGAACCATCTGACAAACTACCGAATGTAAGAGTATCAGCGGCTGTTATTCCTCCTGCTGATATATCTGCTAAGTCATATCCTGTACCACCCACGTTTACAGTAGTACCAGGCTCTGCCTCTACAGCATCAAAGAATGTCCAAGGGTCACCAGTAACACTTTGATCTCTAAAGATACCTGCCCATTTAGCTGTGCCACTTTCTCCGTATTGACCATAGATACCAAAGTCTACTGCGTCTGCACTCGTTCCTTGGTCTTTAGCGACCTTCAGTAAGGAGTCTGCTACAGCTACTGTTGTTGAAGTTATAGTTGTTGTTGTACCTGATACAGTGAAATCTCCAGTAACCGTGAGGTTGTCTCCGACTATAGTCTCCGATACTCCATGTCCTATCGTAATCGCCGTACCTGAGATACCAGTACCTATAGACACTGACTCACTACTATTAGCGGTATCAACAATCAAGTAGGCATCAGACCCCTGCTTGATTGTCAGAGCTGTCGCTGAATTATCGCTAACAGCTATGTTGATATCTGTGCCATCAGCACTAATACTATCGAGGGCTATATCATTCACATTGGTAATACTGGCATCTCCAAATGAGGTAGCACCAAAGCTGTTAGCTGCTGCGGTAGAAGTTATGCCTGCTGCTGCGGTGATACCGCCACCATCAGCAATGGTGATAGCGTCATCTCCATCTGTATACTCTATAAGAGGGGTTTGTATTGCAGTAGCAAATGAACTAGTGCCTGTTGATGTAATTGCACCAGATCCTATAGTACCTATAGTTGCAATATTCTTGCTTCCATCTAACACCACAGCTTTACTTGCTGCTGCTGTTCCAGCAGTAATACCATCTATCATTTCCAGTTCTGCTTCAGCTATAGAAGCACTACCTATAATGAATGATCCACCTGATGTAACATTCCCAGAAGATGTAATCGCCCCAGAACCTATCGTGCCTAACCCACTAACATTGCCACTAGTATCAAATGTATAGTTGCCGTCTGATAGTGTGCCGGACAAAGTGATGTTCGTAATGCCTGTTAAGGCCCCATCAAAAGCTACGGCTCCATTGATATCTACCGTAGTATCTGAGGTTATCGTTAGAACTCCGTCAGAGGACTGATGAATGAATGTGCCTGTATCTCCGAATAGGATTTTCTCTGTGCTATTCATAAGGATCTCATCAGAGAACTTGAAGTAGTCCTCGTCTTCCATCCATGTGATAACACCATCATACGTGGTGGCATCAAAGGTGAGAGAGATGTCTGTATTAGCACCTGACCCTATAGTAAGAGCATCTACGTTCATGTCGAATGACATAGCACCAGCGTCACTTGATGCAATAGTCCACACCTTGGTCAAAGTGCCTGACTTTCTTACATCGAATTCTATCTGAGCATCCTCATTACCATCTGTCACATCTGTTGCCACCGCCGTCATACGAGCAAACTCTTCAATGTCCCCTGCGGAATTAGCTAACTTGAAGGACAAATAAATTTCATCATTGTCAGCCCTGGTTGCGTTAGCTCCGCTAAACACAGCTACTTGGTTAGAAACATTATCCTCAAGGTTAGTAAACGTGGCAGCAGGAGTATTCTCGTCAGTATCATTACGGACATCTATTTCCCTGAGAGATATCTGGTCGTTCCACTGAATGTAGCGTATTGAGCTACCTCGTGTAATCTTTATATCGTACCTATCTTGGTCGGACTCGTTAAAATACCATAGGCCGGCGGCACTGGTAGTCGTTGATGCCTCCTCTGCACCATCCGATTCTTGTAGGAGCTGTACCGTAGCCCCCTGGATAGCACTGCCTGAGTCATCGAATAAATATCCTCTAAAGTTAATAGCCATGTTATCCCCCTGTCATGCGAGAATGATCTCTATATCGTAATGCTTCTCTGCAATAATACTCCGGGTCCCGTAATAAATCGTCCTCATCTATGAAAATTAACGTAAGTCCCCGGCTTACGGCTCCTTCACGAGCTATTATATCTCGTCCTTTTGTTTCTACTCCAAACTCATAGTGATAGTATACACCCTGCACGTTGACCGCAAGGTCGGGCGGATCATTGAATAGAAAATCCAATACCAGCCCACCCTTCTCTATCCGCCCCCCTAAGAGGGGGGACTGATAAATAAAATCCTGCCCAGGGCGCAACCCTATAGACTCAAAGGTTGTGTACGCTACGTATTCTGGTAGCGATCCTTGCCATCCGGCAGGTACTGCTGTGATTTGTTGCGTAGTCATTAGCCTTCCAATATCATACTCCAGCAAACCTTATCGCTGTTCGTTGCCGCATCTGCATAAAACACATTTGCTGGTACAGATCCTCCAAAGTCTCCAAAGTTTAATTCCAGTTCGTTGCCTGCACTCAGCTCATATCCCGTAGTAGAGGCCACGTCCGAGACCCCTACATAGGCCAAGCCAGAGTTGCCAGCCAATGCTTTTGCTTTAACAAACTTCACCCTGTTGGTGACATTATTTAATTGCACCCTTGTGCCCGCACTACTAATCGTTGTAACGCCGGTAACAAATCTCATTCTTTTCTCCTATGGTTCCACCACGCTAATCATCGTAGAGCCCCGTTCATCGTGACCGGTGTACTCTAGTCCTTGCGCTGATGTAACATCTACATAATAATTCCTAGTCCCTCCACTATCATCCCGGAAAGTAAACTCTACAAGCGTTGTGCTTTCGATTGCAGAAATTAAATTAGACCGCAGGTCTTTAGGGTTATTCCCTTTATATGCGTTGTTGAGGTCCACCTCAACCGTATGCCCCCACTTTGCGGCAAGTTTCTTCCTCCACTCTAGGGTTAGACTTACCACGTCCGGGCTGTTAAATTTCTCCAACCCAGTCGTGGTTGCCGTAGACCTGGATAACGTAAGCTTAAACTTAATGGATCTAAATGTAGTGCCCGCACTAGAACCAAACGTGTAGGTGTAGGTTCCTGCGGCGGCTCCCATTGTTGTTGTGTTTAAAGTTACTGCCGTTGTATAGCTTTCCGAATAATCTGTGGCGTATTGCACTAAGACTGTCTCGTCAGCCGACAGATCCTGACATTCAATCCGCAGATTCAGTGCCAGCTTATCAACCTCGCTCTGTCCTGCATTGAACCAGGGAGTCTCATGCACCCCTGATGTTGCATAAGCAAAGTCATCTACCTCGCTAGGATTAATAATGTCCTTTGGAAGGTCCATGAAGTACACTACACCATTAGCTCCCCACCATACCCGATAGGTATTATATGCGGTGCTAACATGCATATCATCAAAGGTCGTACCAGTATCACCTGCTATCCACTTTGTTTCCCACCCTAGCTCGTTATATCCCAGGATAGTGCTAGATCCTGTATCATCAGCCATAACAGCACTACCTACATGGCTTTGCCATTGTCTCGGTATAGCGTCGGTGGCAACAGCGGCAGCACTCACTTGTGCATCTATACCTATTAACAATTCATTGTGACTACCTGCCATTGTCCGGATAGATCCTCGTTTATCAGACGGCAGTCCATCGTCTCTATCTGGTCCCATTATAGTTACAACGGCGGCGTTGCTACCGTTAATGTACTTATACATACCATTACCGCTAGGGATATAGACTGAGTCTCTCCACCGAATAGACCCCTTGCCGTTATCCGGGTGTACTGGAAGCTCTAACTGTGTCGCGTCCCACCTGGCATTGTCGGCATCATGGGCAAAGAGACCGTGTGTGGTCATCGCATATATGATTGGCACTCCTGCTGCATTACGTGCGACAAATAAAGAGGTTACACTACCATCAGGCAGTGGCAGCATTGCATCAGCATACTCAGTTCCTACTGATGCTGCACTCCATAGCTGTCCTGCATTAGATATTCCCCAAAGCCTGTCATCCCACTCGGTTACAAACCGCGCGCCATATGTAGTATCTGTAGTCCATGACGTACCGTTAGAGGAATAAGAATACCCAGATCCACCAGAATCGTAATGAGCCAACACCAGGTAGGAAGTTCCACCAGCATCTGTAAATACTATGCTGTCTGTAACTGCATCCGTTATACCCGATGTTGTTAGTGCCGATCCCCAGCTATCTCCACCATTGGCATACTTAAATAGCTTAGGCGTAGCACCTCCTCCGCCATTCCATGCGGCATATACTTCACTGCTAAATGTAGCAATAGCCCCAATAGTAGCTTGTCCTAAACTGTGTGACGGTGTGTCAGTGGCTATTGCCAGGTTCGCTAAAACCAAATGATTCTTATATCGGAGCTGACAGGTGCTGAACCATGCTCGGTTAACATCTCTGGCTCCTTCCATTCTATTAACACCAATACCCCCACGCCAATCGCTCCAGGCCACGATGGATGATCGTAGCTGGTCGTCTTTGGAAGTATCTCCAATAACTATCTTGGCAGGGTATATAGATGCTAATGTAGAACGTACCGGTCTGGTAACAGGATAGTACGTGCCATTAAGATACACCTCATTTGTGTCAACTACTACGGGCATTAGTCAACCGTCCTTACATTGGTTAACATTGGGAACGCAGCCTTGGCTCTGTTAATTTCTCCATCCCAATAAGCAACGAGCTGTCGTTTATTATCCGGATCTGTCGTTGGCCCACCAGAAGTGGACAACAAAGCCCTGGCTGTAGCAAAGGATATAATGTACCGCTCTGGTATTTCGGTGGTGTCTGTTTCAGATGATAGCAATGCCGGCTTGTCTCCACCTGTCAGTTTAATCAATGAATACCCAATAGCATCTTGCCCGTCCCGGCCAAGGATAAGGTCTCTAGCCTCTTTATCTATCTTCCATAGACGCCTGTCTAATGTGTTCCATTCAGCAGTGTCATTAGCGACGGCTGATATATCATCGATCCACACAGTACAAGCACCGAGGTCTGAGTCATACTCCAGGCCCACAGATATAATAGCTGTGTCTGTCTCAGGATTAGCCATTGCCATTCTGACAAATGTCCATGTGTTAGCGGATAGAGCTGGTATACTGAGTGTCTCCAGGGGGCTACCACATGACGCTGTATCATCTAGTAAAAGCTTTAAGTTACCGGCACTAGTGGCCACTGTACTCTTCACCCACATCTCTATGTAGTCATACTTACTAATGTCTTTACTAGTAATACTGTCAGTAACAAAATCACCTGCTGATGCCCCGGCTGCAATAACCATCTTGAGGGCCTGGGAGCCTTGCTTCTTGTCTTTGGTGTCTAACGACTGGGTAAAATCCCCATCAGTCTTTTCATCAAAGGTTGTACCACAGTCATGAATACGAGCTGAACTAATCCTGGATCTATATGCAACTTTGGATATCTGTGAAATGCCGGATGGTATATCAAAGCGTGTCTGATGCCCATCGCCATGTAGTGCCACGTTTTCTATGGGGTCATACACAGCCCCTGTCGAATCTACAATCGCCTGGTTAATAAACTCATGTATGGCGTCAGGAGTATAGGGCTCATCCCATAGTTCATATGTATCACCGGCAACAGTAGAAAAAGATAAAGCCTGTCCTAGCGTTAGCCTATAAGCGGATGCTGTATAGTCCGTAACAAGTCTGGTTTCGGCACTATCAGAATTACTGGTATCAAAAACGACAAGCCACTTACCATTATGGTTGTCATCTCCACCGGTAAGTGTTAGTGATATTAATGTAGTTGTCGATCCTGCATCATAAGCAGTACCAGTGTGAATAGCCCCAAGGTTATAGCCAATGGACTGCCTTAATTGTTTACGCGTTCTCCCTTGTATAGCTGGCATTGTAGTTCCTCGTGTCCGCCATCACACACGCCTCGAGCGTTGTGATCGCCTTGTTAAAGGTTTAGTTGCCTTTAGGGCCATAATATATTTAGGGTCCCTCAAGCGATTCTTCTGTTCTGCTGTTAGTTTCTTTGGTGTTCTACCAGCCATACTAGTATCCACCCTTCTTCTTTTTAGTTACCTTTTGCCCGGTCTTTCTTGCATATGACTTGGCAGCAGCCTGTCCTTTTTTACTGTAAGAAAAATGTCTCTTGCCTACCTTGGGCATATCAGCCCTCCTTCTTACCTTTATTATCTTTCGCTAAAGCTTGCTCTAGCTCTGCCTTTGTAGATCCTAACTCGCCCATTGCGGTCTCTAGTCTCGTTGTAAGTTCAAGAACCGTTCTATTAAGAGCTGCGTTCTGCACCTGTAGTGCAAACTTAGCATCCCGGTTCAGTACTGTACGAATATCATCCATCGCTATTGGTACTTCAACACCACTATTTTCCTGTGTCATATTCCTCTATTCCTTAAAAGTATATTTTTCCTGTTGTACTCTCCCTACGCTTCCGTATATGTGTACGGATATCATTGAGAGTCCGTCCTATTTCCTTGTTCTCTGCAGCCGTGGGTCGGCGTTTGCTATGCTTCTCACGCACCTGGTCTTTAAACGTCTCTGCCGCTTTGCCCATCATGTCTTCTATGTGAGCATTACTTGTATCAGGATCTGCTAACACTATGATGCGCGTCTTGTGCGTAACGCCAAAATCATCTTTGGCACTTACCAATAAGGTGTGCCTTACTATGGTCTTCCCGGTTTCTGCATTGTACCCTACGGGGGCCATGCCTAATGGCACAGTCCCCCGAGGTGTCCATAAGTCTCGTTCCATATCCTCTTCCTAGTTGCGAATATTCAACATCACGACTTGGTTATCCGTATCTACGGATGGGATTGCCATTGCTGTACCAATAGGCGCAGTGTCCTCCTCTGAGGAAGCATCCCACAAGTCAAATGCTCCCGACTCGCCCGACGCTTGGCTCACGCCTATAGCGTCACCAACAACAGCTACTGCAGCCCCTGACAGAACAGAGGCAATTCCTGCTGTTTGTATCCAGCAGTAGTAACTAGCTGTTACAGGTATGGTTGTTACACCAAGAGGCCCTGTGGTCATCGTTCCATCACCATCAATGATCTTGATGTTGGTGTATGGGTTATATATAAGCCCAAAGAGCGACGATGTTGTTAACGCTGTCCTTATGCCATCTGGCTCATCAAGGGTGATGATAACCGTGTTGTCAGCAGACGCATCGTGGGCAGGATGAGACTTGATCCTGTATACCTCTCCCTGACCAGGGCCGTCGTTGCATATCAGATATCCGTCGGCATACTGGTTCTTTGTAAGGTCGGTGGTGGGCACTTCAATGCTGATTGTCGTGTCCCCTGCCGAGTGTGCTGCAGTGGCGGCAACGTCCATATCGTGTGCAGCTACCGCGGCAATGCCATCCACAATCTTGCCTGCGGGCGTAATCGCCGTCGAGCTGTTCTTAGCATAGTAAAATACTCTACCATCAGGGGTCACTGCCCTTGTGCCAAGCTTCTGCTTTTGCTCGGAAGTCTCAACCTTCTCTTGTCCATAACTCAAATAAATCGTTGTTGGGAATGCCATAGCAATTCTCCTAACAGGCTCTATGTCCTGCGATTGCCGTTATAAATTTTCTTTGCCAGGCACGGCAATCTTTACACCTGACTGTTAAAGTGAGGCCCCATTGTCCTCTTGCCTGTTCCTTTTGGTTCTGTTCCAGACTTACGTTCCGAGCACCATCGGCAAGTACATGAGTCAGATGGTGGCCATGCGAGTAGGCCTTGTCTTGCCTTGTCTCGCACGTAGGACGGCTGACCTGGTAACCCAGATACAGCCGTACCCACCTCGCTCACCACTTCACCCTGTGGGTTTCGCTGGGCCTTGTGTCGATATAGCGTAATCTTAGGAGGTGCTTCATCAACATAGTCCGTACTATAGCCCTGGCTTTCTAACTCAGCACGAATAACTAGTCTGTCTTTTGTTGTCATCGCCATATTATACCTCTAATTATGCAGTTGCTGGTGTACCTGCATCGAGTGTCAACGCAACACCTTTGCTGTCATCGAGCTCGAATACACCGTAGTCAGCCGTGATCACTACCTCGGTAGCTCTCATGGATATGTCCCTCTCCTGCTCTTTGTTCATGTCAATAGACTTGAGCACAGCTAGAGCAGACCTGTCGGCGCACACGCCAACAGCATCGTCACTACCGTCAATGGTTATGTTCCCATCTTCAAATATAGGAACTCCGTTTATAGGTCGTAGCCCACTGAAGAAGTTACCTAACAAATCAGCAGACCAACCTACTGGCACTGGGTATGTAGTAGAAGCTGTGACCGCTGTATTAGCAATGTCCCATACAGCAAATGGATGCTGAACGATATATACGTTAGGACCAAACTTATTACCCTTGGCATATGCCACGGTTGCGGATACATTAGCCAGGCTCATGCTACGCCCGGCTGCACCTATGTCAGTGCTAAAGCCGGAGTACAGAGCTGTTACGTCTGTGTCCTTCTTCCTAGCCATACCATCACCAAGCTGACGTCCGATCATGCTAAACACATTCTCTGTACTCTGGCGCACCAGTTTGTCAGTCAGGATGATTTTTGCCCCTACCTCATTAGCTGTGAGGTCAACAGTGGTCATGCCAATGTCTTCCTCGTCTATGATGTCTTGCCCGTCTACTAAGTCGGACATGGACATCTGGCCTACCTTGGGAACAGTTACCTGTTTGGCTCCTTTCGGTAGAGTGAATTGCTCTATCAAGTTCATAGCTGGTGCGTTATGCTCCTCAGTATAACGAGCAGCGGCTATGATGATATTCTGAGCCTTTTCGAGATTGCCTGTCGTTGCTGTCTGTGCCATAATATATGACCCTCCTTATTTAACTTCCCATGCCCGCAGCTCGACGTGCTGCTGCTATATGGGCTTCGGTTTTGTATCCCCCAATATATTCCCTCAACAGTCGCTCCTGGTTGCTTGTTGCTTCCGCCGCGCCCTGACTATTGTCGAAAGTCTGCGGTGCAACCTGCCCCTGTTTTAGCCGAGATATCTCGGCTGCTTGTTGACGGAGCTGCGCGATCCGCTTTGCCTCGCGCTCCATGTCTTGTGGGTTCGTAAATCCAGTTAATGACTTATAGTCCTCTAGCATTTGTTTATTGGCTAGTCCGTACTTATCAAGCATATGAAGGGTGGCTGCCTGCCTGCCTTCTATGTTGCGTATTAAGTCAAGGTCTTTGCTCTGTTGATCACGTAGTTGCTTCTGGCCTGCTACATGTTGCCTGGCTATTTGTCTGGCACTCTGTGGATCTGTGCCCTGTTCCTGTGCCCTGCGCTCAATAGCCTGGGCCTGGCGATATACTTGCTGTTCCCATTCTTTCTGGGCGTTGACCTGCCGCATAGTATGCAGCTCCTCAAGTTCAGCGCGCATATCCGGTGCGGGCGACGTGGGCGGCGCAGATGGATCAGGCTGTTGCTGTATCGGAGGCTGTATAGCCTCTACGGGTACAGGGGGCGCACCCTCTGTACCAACCACCGGCTCATCGCTTGGCGGGCTATCATCTCCCGGCTCAACGGGTGGAGCCTCCGGTGTTTCCGGTTCTATAGGTTCTTCTGCGTCTACTGACATTACCATTTCCAAACTCCTCTCTTATTTCTACATATTTCCTGAATGTTTGTCAAGGCTGATGATATTTATATAGCGTCTCTTGTGTGACATCTTCAGATAGTATGTCTCCGAAAAATGACAGAATGGTGGACGTATCCATCGGGTTTCTTTCTATCTGTTGTAAAACCCCTTGCGTTGTTTGGCCTAACCTAGTTAAAGGGTCAGAGTCCCAACCTGTAGTTACCTGGAGCATAGCATCTACCTTCGGGTTTGCAGCCTGGAACTCTATCTTCGCCTCGCGTGCGTTCTTAAGCAAGACTCTGAATAAGTCATTCTTGTGTTCTGTTTTCTTTCTGTCTTTCGAGCTTTGATGTTTCCATTGGTTATATAGCTCCATTGTTTCTTGGGCGCGTCTGGAATATTGCCTGTTTAGCCT